ATATTTTGTCTGATTTTTTCATTCTTACGTTGTTCGTGGAAAATCTTAGCTTTTTCTTGATTTTCTTGGTAAGCTCTCATCATCTTGTTAAGTTCTTGATTAGCATATTCAGAATCTTTTACAAATTGAGAATCTGGGTTAGGATCAAAAGGTAACCAAGCACCCATATCTCCTACAAAAACATTAAAATATTTATCTACACTTTGAAGTTTTTTAGCGTGATCGCAAGCCATTTCATAGGTTGGGAAAACACCTCTAATTTTAATACCGGTTAATGTATGTTTATCTTCTTCAGATGGAGTTAAAAATGAAAGACAAACAAATCTTTGACCTTCAGGAAGCAAAGAATCTTTAGTTAGATAATCAGTTTGAGACATTAAGTTATTTAATAAATATTGTTTTAAATAACTTAATTATTATTTTTTATTATTTTTTATTGTAGTAAAAGGATTTTCAAATCTATAATAACAATCTGAAAAAGGACATCTTACTAATTTTAATGTAGATTTTATAGGAATAATTCGTCCACATTTTTTACAATAATGATATTTTACCATATAATATAAATAATAAATAAAAAATTGATTATAAATGATATATTAAAATTAATTTATTATTTTAATGTCTAAAACTTATATTATGTTTTCAATTACAAAGACCTATTATGGATTATCAACTTCAAGACCTGAAAGTATTTATCAATTAAATTTATTTTCTGATAAAACAATAGAGGAATTTAAACATGAATTAAATTATGCGTTAAGTTCCGATGAAACAGATTCTGAAATTATTCTTCATTATAGAAAATTAATTATTGTTTTTATTAATAAAAATTACTTTGAATTAGAATCTACTAATTCATTATTATTAAGAAAAATTAATAGTAATAAAAACTATATAACTATTAATTCATATGGAGGTGGAACAATTAAAATTTAATCTGTAAAACTTTCATAACCTAACCAAGGTTCTGGTTGATTAAACATTTTTGAGTAAACTTTTGAAGCAAGTTTATTTTCTTTATTTTCTTCTTTTTTAGGAACTTGTATATTACATTGACTATTTGCTTTACTTAAATATGATGTCAAAATAATTATTCCTAATAATAATAATATTAATGAAATATTATAAATAACGTGATTCATTTATAATACTTAGATAATTTTTATATTTTATTTTTTATAAGATTTAATTTTTAACGAGATCTTCTTTTAGATTTACGTTTAGTTTTACGCTTGGATTTACGTTTGGATTTACGTTTGGATTTACGTTTGGATTTACGTTTGGATTTACGTTTTGATTTACGTTTGGATTTACGTTTGGATTTACGTTTGGATTTACGTTTAGGTTTTACAAGATGATCATCATCTTCATCTAAAACATCTTCATAATCATCAATATAATATTTTTTAGGTTCAGGAGTATATACAGGAACAATATGAACTTCTTTTACAGGAGGAGGTAAAATAGAGATTCCTCCAGGAATATAAGAAGGTCTGCAATGTTTATCATTAATTAATGTTACACTATAATATCTATGATCTCTATTATGAGAAATTTCAAATTCCCACATTGAATCACAGAAAAATTTAGATACATGAACTTGTATTCTATGATACCTTTCAGGTGAATGAACTAAAACAGCATAATCAGGATGGTCTGTTCCAACAATTCTTAAACTACTTCCTTCTTCAATTGCTATTTTAGGAATAGGTCTAAATTTTAAAGCAAGAGCTACATTTTCAGATAAATAAACTGTACTGGCACTTCCAGCTTTAGGAGGTAATGATAAAATTTTAAATTTTGCTTGTTCTAAATTATGAATTATGTTACCATAAGGAGAACCACCTTTTTGAGTGCTAAAGTGATTATAATTAACATTAAATGTATCCATTATATAATAGGATATAAAAAAACTAAATATAATTTATCTTCTTGTAGGATAGAATTCCCATTTAAGATATTTACAAAATTTTTTCCAAACGTAATCTTGTTCCATAAGTTTTTGGGGAGATTTTAATAATGGAAAAAACTCTAATAAATCATCTAATTCTAATAATTCACAAAATTTATATAAAATATATGAATAAGATAAAAAGTTTTTTCTTCCTTTAGGTTTATACATATCCCAAGGTTCTTGTATCATCATAAACATTTTCAAAAATCTTGTTTCTATTGTTCTATTAATTTTTGGTGGTGGCAAATTACTTAATTTATTTATAATATATGGAATATGTTCATACAAATGATTATAACCTATTTTTTTTAATATTTGTTGCATTTTATCACGATTTAATTGTGATAAATCATTAATTCTATTTCTATTAATCTCAATACAAATATTTTTATAAACTTCATCTGGAATTTCAGTTGACTCTTTTGCTTGAAATTGATTTAACCATTCTCTAAAATGATTTAATCTTTTATATGGTGAATATTCTTTTATTTGTCTATCTTCGTCTATTATTACTATTTCCATATCACCACATTCAGGACAAGTATATGCTGATTCTCCGAGGTCTAAAACTTTTTCTACATCACATTCATTACAATATTTAATTCTATCTTTTCCATCATGTTTATTAATTCTAATTCCATCTATACGTTTACAAAATTTTTCAAATAATGTTGCTCTATTATTTTTCTTATCATTTTTAACAGTTTTATTATTATTTAAATATTCAAGAATACTTTTAGATTCTCTAATATCTTTTTCTTTACTATCTCTTAATTTATAATAATCAGTTATAATATCTCCCGCTGTATCATAATAATTTAATTCATCAAAATTATTATTAATATTGTTTAATTCATATTGAAGAACATCTTTTTTATTTAATAAATTTGCTCTATGTTCCATAACTTCATCATTATATTTTAAACTTTTATTTTTTAAAATATCTAATTCTTGTTCTATTTTTGATATTTCATTTTCAATACTCTTCTTTGATTTTTTTTGTTTGAGAAATTCATTAACTTTTTGTCTATGTTTTTTATCTAGAGTAGTAGAACCTTTTATGTTTGTTTTTTTACTTTCTTTAGATTTCTTCTTTTTAATTCTAAAGTTAGACATTATTATAGATGGAAAAAATACTTTAAGTGTAATTTTTTATTTTAAAAATGACTGTTTTGGTTATAAAATATTTAAAATTTAAAAAAATATTTAAAAAAAATAAAAAATATTTAGTTTTTTTTTCTATTATATAATATACAAATATGGGTGGAGGTTTAATGCAACTCGTCGCCTATGGCGCCCAAGATGTTTACCTTACTGGTAACCCCCAAATTACTTTTTTCAAAGTAGTCTACCGCAGACACACTAACTTCTCTGTCGAATCTATCGAACAAACCTTAAACGGTACCGTTGCCTCTGGTAACTCCGTATCTTGCAACTTATCCAGAAATGGTGATCTTGTAAACGGTTTACTCTTAGAAGTAACTTGCACTTCCGGTGCTGACAACCGTGGTGATGCCTGGTCTAACGCTGTAGCTGACTGCAGTGTAGAAATTGGTGGTCAACAAATTGACAAACAATATGCTGAATGGATGAATGTATGGACTGAATTAACTACTACTGCCGAACAAAAAGCTATGTTAGACACTATGTTAGATGTAGCTGCTGGTGGTGTATACTACGTACCTCTTCAATTCTGGTTCTGCCGTGATAATGGTCTTGCTCTTCCTTTAATCGCTCTTCAATACCACGAAGTTCGCGTAAAAATCACTTTAGGAACTGATGTAGCTTCTGCTAAATTATATGCTGATTACGTATACCTTGATACTGATGAAAGACGTCGCTTTGCTCAATCTAGTCACGAATACTTAATCGAACAAGTTCAACGTTCTCAAGAAACTTCTTCTGGTGCTTCTCTCCAAAAATACAGACTTAACTTTAACCACCCCGTTAAAGAATTAGTCTGGACTACTGGTGCTGCTATCACTGATGCTCGTTTAGTATTAAACGGTCACGAACGTATGTCTTCCCGTTCTGGTGCTTACTTCAACACTGTTCAAGTATTCCAACACCACACTGGTAACCCCGCTGAAGTAGAAGGTTCTCGCTCTGTAAATGTATACTCATTTGCTCTTAACCCCGAAAAACACCAACCTTCTGGTACTTGCAACTTCTCTCGTATCGACAACGCTACCTTAGAAGTAACTGAAGCTGGTGCTACTGCCACTAACATCTATGCCCACAACTACAACGTATTACGTGTAATGAGTGGTATGGGAGGGTTAGCATACAGTAATTAGATTTATTAATTAGAAATTATTTTAATTACAAATATTGAATAAATGATATAAAGACATATTATATCATTTATTAATGAATTCAACTCTTGATATTTTTATACGTAATAAAAAATTTACATTTGACTCAAAAGATTTTGATAAACTATGCATTAATAACTCTGATTCTACAGCTATTATACGTTGGAAATTAGATAATAAATTAAGACCATATCATTTAGATAATAATCAAAAACATATATATCTAATAAATAAAATTTTAGATGAAAAAACTGAAAATAGAATAATATTTAAAGATGGAAATATTTTTAATTATTCAAAAAATAATATACAAATAGATGAAGATGAAATTATATATTTTAATGAAAATATATATAAAATATTAAAAATTATTAAAGGACATAAATCAAAATTAGGTAAATCTGCTGGAATAATTAAAAATCAAATTTTCAAATGTATAAATCTTGAAAATAATAATAAATTATATTTAATGAAATGTAATTCAAATTATACACTTATATCAAAAGAAGATATTGATAAGATCCAACATTTTAATAATCAAATTTTAACTTGGTATAAATTATCAAATGGATATATTGGTTCTCATGTTAAAATTAATAATAAAGATACTATTATATATTTACATCAACATTTACTTGATTATTATGGTCATGGATTAGGAAAAAATATAAAAACAATTGACCATATAAATAGAAATAAATTAGATAATAGACTTGAAAACTTAAGAATTATTTCACAAGCTGAACAAAATAAAAATACTAATAAACGTAATAGAAAATATAATGCAAAAGAACTTCCAAAAGGTGTAACCCAAGATATGATACCAAAATATGTTGTATATTATAAAGAATGTTATAATAAAGATAAAAACTTGTATAGAGAATTTTTTAAGATTGAAAATCATCCTAAAATTAATAAATCTATTTGCTCGTCTAAATCTTGTAAATATAGTATTTTAGAAAAATTAGAAGAAATAACTAATATTATTAATAAAATTAATAATAATTTACCATTTGAAAAAGAGAAAAAACTACCTAAATATTATTCTATAAAGAAATTAAAAACATCTAATAGTTTAGTATTTGATAGAAAATTTAATGGAAAAAGATATTCTATGAAAATGAAGATGACAAGTGATAATATAGAAGACGAATTACAAAAATTATCTACTAAATTAAAAGAAAAATATCTTGATCTTGAAATTTAATTAAGATTTAAAACTATTTTTCTAAATACATTATATAGATAAATATGGGTGGAGGTTTACTTC